TATCCGCCCATGTAACCGTACCACCAGGTTGAGACGCGCCGACCGGATTACCCGGCGCATACGGGATCGGACAGATATATGACTGGACGCCTCCTGTGAGGGACTCGACGGAGAGCATATTGCGTTGCCAGGTTGTATGGACCTTGGCAAACTGTTTGCGCGTAACTGCCCTGAGTTGACGAGACAAACTGAGTATCTGAGTAGACTGAGCACGAGCTCCAGTTCTACGCTTGATGTTCTTGGTGCGCAAGGCTTTCTTCGTCCTGGTTCGAAGCTTGCGGGGCATGTCGTGGTTTACCTAGGAATAGAAAATAATTCCTGGTCGAACGATTCGTTCGTATGACGACTTTTTTTTCTTGCTCTTAATCCAAACATGAAACGCAGTTTGGAGCAAATGGAGCAAGATGGATCCGGGGGGGAGGGTAATACTAAACCTCCCCCCCTCCGAGTATCCCAGGCTAAATCCTGGTGTTTTACTTGGAATAACTATCCAGATGATGCTTTGGAGCAAATGGAGCAAGGTTTTCAGACTAAGAAAATGTGGTACGTCATCGGGAAGGAAGTGGGCGAGAGTGGTACGCCACACCTTCAGGGGTACGTGACTGCTCCGAAGAAATTCAGATGGTCTGAACTGAAACTGCCCAAAGAGATCCATTGGGAGAAAGCTAAGGGTACCGCGGCTGAAAACGCCACGTACTGTAGCAAGGACGGTAACTACGTGATACATGGGCTAAAGGTTCCTAGGCAAATGAAGCTCATTACGCCAGACAAGCCGTGGCAGCAGGAAATACTGCGGCTTATAGAACCCGAGCCAGATAACCGTACCATTCATTGGTACTGGAGTACGCAAGGTAAAGTGGGTAAGACCCAATTCTGCAAGTACCTTGTGAAAAAGCATGGAGCTATACTGCTTAGCGGTAAAGGTGCAGATGTACGCAACGGAGTCGTTGAGCACCTCAAACACGGACACGGGCATCCAGAGTTGGTATGTGTGAACATTCCGAGATGCCATTCGGATTATATATCATATGAAGGATTAGAGAATATCAAGGATATGTGCTTCTACTCTGGTAAATACGAAGGCGGGATGGTGTGCGGGCCTGAGCCACACTTATTTGTGTTTTCGAATACAGAGCCGGTGTACGAGAGTATGAGCAGCGATAGGTGGCACGTCGTCAACATTGACGAATGACGAGCTTCTTGGAGTACCTGCCTGGGAAAGACGCTTTCCCAGAGTAGTCATCCTTCGCACGGCCTGCAATAAAAAAAGTCCCTTCGGGCCGCTGCGCTCTTTTTTCATTGCGAGCGGCCGAGCGAAGGATGCCTACACTGGGAAAGCTACCACAGGCTTTCTTTTTTGTTAGACACAGGCTTTGTAGTAGTCATGGACTATAAAGCCGAGAGTTGCGTTGTCGCTGTCGATGGAGACACCGTTATTGATTACGACCAGGTAGACGCCACTTTCGTTCTCCTGGTCACCATAGCCTACTTCCCATGATGTTGCTTGCGCGGCGTTGCCCGTGCCTGATTGAGAGGACACGGACGCGTTCTTAATCATGCCGCCTGCTGGCAGTGAGATACGGCCGCGGGCATTAATTAGGGTTTCTGCACCGCCGTTAACACCAGCGGGTGCATTGTAGTTGAAGTACTGCAGGGGTGGGCCGGCGCCTCCGCCGGCTTCTGTGCGACCGAACGTGATTTCACGTCGGTAGAGGACAGTCCAATACTTAGGGTTCATCTGAGCACCGAACACGGTGCCGCCAGTGAGACCCTCTTCGTGTACCACGTAGTCCAAGTCCTGTTCCATAAACGCACCAGAGCCAAGAGAACCAGTAGTGGTAGTACCCTTGAGGTTACGATCCTTGACCAACTGGTCTGCGAGTGGTCCCTTGGGTCTGACGAGAAACATATAGTATTTAGAGAATGCTGCCTCGTTCGTTTGCATTTGCCACTGGATGTTGCCACCAGTGTGGTATATCTCGTTTGAGGTAGCCGCTTCTCGAGCTACTCCGAAGATTGCCTTCTTGCTGTACGTTGGCTGCGCCGCCAAAGACAGGTTATCCGCCCATGTAACCGTACCACCAGGTTGAGACGCGCCGACCGGATTACCCGGCGCATACGGGATCGGACAGATATATGACTGGACGCCTCCTGTGAGGGACTCGACGGAGAGCATATT